TTAAAACCTTGTCATTCTCAGCACAAAGGCCGTCGCTAAACAGTTGAAGTAAATCGAAATCGCTTGCGGTATCTTGAAAAGAAACGCGTAGTAACGCAGCTCACTAGGCAGGGCGTTAAACGAAGAAGAGATCATTTGATTAAAGCCAATGTCATTGAGCAGATACACCGCGGTGTCATAGGCCAGTTGCAATGACATGATGAAGAAATAGAGCTTCATTTTGACATACCATGCATTGAGCCAGATGTGCAGTTGGCGGAAGTAGTCGGGGATTTGAGTAATGAACGTCACCACCGTATCACCAATGCTGGTCAGCCACGCTAAGAAATCGAGTATGTATTGCATTAGTCTTTGGCTCCCATCACCACGCGCAGGCCAGCTATCACTGCAATAAACAAAATGACTGCGCTGATAGTGCCGGAGTTACGAACCAGCGCAGGAAAGACCGAGGACGACGCACTGAGATTTGCGCCATTGGCAAATGAGAAATTCAGTTTGTGCTCAACAAACTCACCATTATTGAGGGTGCGTGAATCGAACGAGAATAGGTTTTTGAAGTCATTGATTTTCTGGCTGTACTGCGTTTTTAAACCTTCGACTTCGTTATTGATTCGGTCGATTTCAGAGGGCTGATAGAGTGGGAGACTGTTGAAGTCGATAATAGAACTATGTTCACCTTTGGTTAGTGCTTCACCGCCTAACATGTTGTGAATGCCTTCGAGTGATTGACCAATATCAGTAAGGCTGGTTCCCAATCCATCGACCTTTTGACCCACACCGTTTATCGCACCAATAATCCCCTCGCTGTCACCACCTGAACCATTGCCGAGTTTATCGAGTTTGGCGTTAAGGTCAGAAAAGTTGGCGTTCATGGCCGTTTCTAAACCGTCGATATTGCCGTTGATGTTCTTCGCTTTGTTGTTGACGTTACGGTTGATGTTGTCGAGGCGTGACAGCAGTTCGCGCTGATTACCGTTGATGAGTTGGTTCTGCTCACCAAACTTTGAGCCAAGATAGCTCATAGTGGTATTGAGTGAGCTATTGATATTGTCATTCAATCGTGAGGCTTGGCTTTGCACACTATTGAGGATGGCTTCAGACAGTCCTTTGGGCGTGGTGTTTTGAGCCAGTTGGTCCAACTTTTTATCCACACTGTCTAAATCCGCATCGAGCTTTTTTACCCCTTGAGACGTCTCAGCCGCTATCGCCTTAGTTTCCTTGACTTCTTGGGTGACAGACATGTTTGACGTGAAAATATGATCTAAAATCTTATCGCGATTTTCTAGCAATACATTCTTTAAGTCATACGTTTGATTATCAATTTTCTTATTTAAGGCAGTATCGAGCTGAGCGAAAGCACCACCTAAGCCACTGCAAGAGATGTTGCCGTTCTCCGCAGGAAAACAGCGATAGTAAGAAGGATGATCCCATTTTTTAGCCGTTGTGCTGTTGGGCGTGTCGTCGGGATTGGGTTCAGGCTTTGGATTCGGGATTGTATTAGGTTTATTGCCCCCAAAGAAAAGTCCGTCTTTGGTGCAGGTTCCCCCTGTTGAAATAAACGAGCCTCTGCATTCGCCACTACTGACAAAGCACAAAGAAGACACACCGCCGCCATAGCGACGATATTCACACCCCAGTAAACATAAGCTAGGGCTATCACCATAGTTATTGCCGTTCCAAGTTTGAGTAGACGTTAAATTGCCCACCTCGCAAACTTTTTCAGCGTAAGAAGCAGCAGAAAAGAGAAATAGAATGAGGGTTGCCAGCAAGCAGCAAGAGAAGTTAATCGCAAATCTCATTGTTATCCCCTCAAGAAAAAACGCCTCAGTTAAGAGGCGTTGATACCTGTATAGAAGCCATAAACAAAGCATCCCGCCATGGACAGGCCAAAGAGAACAGACAGGACGTTTGTTACGAGCTCAGCCATGCGATTAGCGCATCGCGCCGACAATCATTTTCAGACCGAAGCCCAACGCAGCGAGACCAATCAGACCAACAACCACAAGACTGTAGTTTGATTGGCCAGTCGTCACCGCACCGTTGATAGCGGTTGCAATCGCAGAGGTATCTGCAAATGCGCTAGAAGTGGCAAGAGTGGCCGCAACTGCGATACCGATTTTTTTTGCTAGGTTTTTCATAGGATATTCTCCAACTGAGTTAATAAAGGGCTAACCGCGCCCAAGGGTTTTTACAATGCGACCCAGAATGTGACCCGACAGCATCGACAACAACAAATAGCCGCTTACCGTGGTGTAGATTTCAGAGTCAATGGTGACTGAGCCGAGAGATTGCGCTTTCAAACTCTCCAACTCAGAAGGTGTGATGATGGTGTAAGTGCAGTCAAAGCCTTGAGGGGCAAGCATCAAGTAACCGTTGTAAGCAATCACACAATCACCCATTGTTACTTGCTCACTTTAGGTTCATGGAGGTTATCGAAAAGCGAAACGATAACGTCAAAGCCGATAACAATGTTTTTATTTGGGTCCTCTGGTGAAGGCTCCAAAGCAACCTCCGCCAAGCATGGGAAAACCGTCGAGTCGACTTTCTTGACCATTTCAGGTGTTTTAAGAAAATCAATTTTTGCTGGTTCAAGACCGTTAGCCACCCCTTTGCCACGCTCATTTTCCCAGCCACGAATAGACTTACCGATAAAGAGTGTGCCATTGTCGTAAGCCTTACCTGTCTCTTTACCAATACCGCTAGAGTGTAGAGAGCCTAAAATTACGTATCGCATGATTCATCACCTAATATCTCGCTGATTAATTTTCGATAGGTGTCAGGCAATGACAACCCATCATCATGGAAGTCCTTAGACACGAGTAATCCAAAGGTCTTCTCTAAATCTCCGTCAAGGTGTTTAGCAATATCAGCCAATGTACGGCCCACCTGACGACGAGCCCATTTGATACGCTGATGCATATCTAGGGCAGCTTGTTTCTTTTTTGTGACCACCTTTACAGGCAGAGACGCGACAATTGAGGCTGAGTACGCACAAAGGCCAGAGAACACGCCAGAGAGATTAAGCAGTACATCAATAGGCATGTCTTTTAATTCAACCTCAGTGCGAAACCAAAACATATCAAGACCAAGCTGTGCAGCCTTGTTATAGATGCGCCAGTAAATGCGAGAGGAACGACAGCCCACCTCGAACGATTCGTTAATCACTTTTCCGCAAGATTCCGCAAAGTAACGCTCTCCAGCACTAGGCCCCTTACCCTGCTTGTTAGTGCGAAAGGCATCATCGGCATACGCTTTCTTTGCGTACTCACGACCAAATAGGCCGTGGAAATCATCAACCGCCAAGTCAATGCGAGATAAGCGAGAGCAGCCTAAGAGCTGTAACCACCAATGAAGACGAAAAGCACTGGTGTGGTCAAAAACCTGCTTACAACCAAGGCCTTCTATCTGGAAAAAGCACGTTCCGTTGTTACCGCCCAATGCCACAAATCCCACGTGTTTGTTGGAGTGCTTAGCCATTAGGTGGCAGGAGTTCTCATAACCATAGAGCCCCTTCTCACGCCAAGAAGACATACGAAGACCAAGAACATGAATACAAAAGACCTCTAGACGCTCCATCATGGCAACGTTCCACTTTTGTTTGTAAAGCTCGACGAGTTTTTCTTTTTGTTTGGCATCACGCGCCATGCGGTAATCGGGTTTTGGAAGAGGTGCCCAAGCAACAGAGGAAAGGTCTGATTTGTGTGCGTGTCTAAACGCAGCGTAAGGAACAGAAAAAGCCAAGTAATCGCAAAAAACGAAAGGCGAAGATTCGGTATCGATGTTGAGTTCTTCGAGTGTGAAAACTTGTTTTTTCATAAACAACCAAAAACCTGTCAAGTATTAATTTTTAATCATGGTAAGTAAAAATATTTACACAATCAAGCTACTGGATAAAAAAACATTCCTTATAATTCAAAAAAAGTGACCATTGAGGGGTTTTTCATGATTGGTGAAAAAATAAAAGCACTTAGAGAGTCTAGAAAAATGCGACAGGAAGATGTTGCAAGTGCTATCAACATAACAAAGGCAACATACATAAAATACGAGAAGGGAACGCAATCTCCACAGCTAGAGATCGTCGAAAAAATAGCAAAACTTTATGGTGTTGGTATATGTGAGCTAATCGGGGATGAGGAGCCCTCTTTAGACAAACAACTTACATCGAGGATGAGCCTAATAGAAAAACTAAATGAAGATGAAAAGAAATCCATAATGTTAATAATCGACGGTCTCATATACAGAAGGCAGAACATAGAGCTAACAAAATCCCTATAGAACTCGCTAGCGCTCAAACACTGGCGCACTACGTTTGCGAATACACGGTGCAAGTTGAAGGTTCCGTGGAATTAACCCCCGTAATACTAGACGGGGGTTTCTCGCGCTCCGCGTCCTCAGTCTTCGTCCTTGTGCGCGCTCTGCACCCCCTACCAGACGTAGGCGCGACAAAGATTATTTAGGCTTAGCAGGGCGCGAGGTGAATTTTGCGAGCGCTATGAAGCTTAGGAACGCGAATAGAGAGTGTTTGACGCTGTCAGGCTGCTAACACTCTTTCATTGGCTGGAAGTTATGAGGATATGCAGTAGCATACGTCCGGTTGGTGTTGGGGCTAACGTTAGGCCTAGCCCCTTCGGGTCGGTTTCAGTGAGTATGTCATTTTTTGACATACCAGCTCGATGCGGTATGTCATGTGTTCGTTAAGTTCGACATTATGCAAATTATGTTACGGGCTTCCACTTCAAAGCGATTCTCACGCCTAGCATGTACGCAGCAAGCTGCGACAATGAGCAAGTTGTTCGCCCACCCTTTGCGCGTGTCAGGCCAAAGGCAAACCCTCAACATAATTCAGACCCATAATGCGAAGTTGGCCATGTCTAAATTTGTCAGAGCCAAAGCCCCGTAAGCCATTGAAATTCCTGTTAAACCTAGCCCGTTATACTTTTTTGCAATGTTCGCCCATGTCTGCTGAGCTTCGTAGCTTTTCGCTCTGTCCATCGCTAAACCAATCAAGGCTTTTTCTTTATCTTCTCCGACCGCATCGGCAAGCATAAGTGCTTGTTGTTCTTTGAGAAAATTACGGCCTTTTCTTATGTCTGTTAGCATTTGTGGGCTTACACCCAAATCATGAGCAATTTGTTTGTACTGAACATAGTTCATTTGCTCTTTGTATGCGTCAATGAGCTTGTTTGTATACATTTATAAATCCTCGGCTTTCTTCCTTTGACTCAATCATAGCCCATCAGCACGTAAATTGGCGTATTTACAATATGTAAATTTACATATTAACTATACGTAAATTTACATATTGAAGCTCTTTGAGTCTAACCACATCGCTTGGCGTTCCGGACATTCGACAAGAGTTTCACTATTTGACCGCCTCGGCTCTGGGCGTTTGCCCTTGACGCTTTCGCGCTTGGCCTTGGCGGTCACTCTCTGGGTGGTTAACTAGTTAAGGTGGTTAATATGTCTATCAAGCCAATTAATTTATCAAACGCTGTTTTTCTTGATACTGAAACAACGGGTTTGGATGAGTTCGCGCGAATTTGTGAAATTTCCATTATTGACGCTTTGAACGGCGATGTTCTTTTTTCGAGTCTCGTTAATCCTATGTGCGTCATTCCCCCTCAAGCTCAATCAATTCATGGCATTAGTGATTTAGATGTTGCCGATAAGCCTACTTTTGATGCTGTTTGGAACCAAATCAAAGGCATTTTGATTGATAAGAAAGTTGTCATTTATAACTTCGATTTTGACTATCGAATGATTGAACAGTCCCTTTCTGACTTTGATTATCCTGTTGATAATATTAAACATTTTATCCGTGGTGATTGTGCAATGCTTTGGTACGCTGAGTTTTACGGTGAGCCATCATTTGATTTTTATGGTGGGCGTTCATCTGATGGCTATCGCTGGCAAAAGCTCACTAGCGCTTGCGCACAACAATCTATCGACGTTTCCGATTTAAAAGCCCATAGAGCATTAGCTGATTGTGAAATGACAAGACGCCTAGTTAACGTTGTTAACGCTCGTTTAGGGGGTTTTCTATGAAAGCTCAAATCGTTCTCTCATCTGGTGCTCATCCTGTGTTTTTAAAGTCAGTTTTAAAAGGTGACATTGTCACCACATTTGACCAAAAACACGCACTGACACTGCCCGACTCGACCGCTAAAAAGCTGCTTCCAATGGTGAAGCGTCGTTGGCCAGTGGCTCAACTCTCCTACTCTTTGGGCGCGTAATCATGGACAGCGTGTATTTCGACAATGAGCCAGCACACGGGATTAATGCCTATTTCCCTTGGGGCCATCGCTACTTCAAGCATCAAGCGGAGTTTGAGCAATTTCTTGCGGCTCACTATCCCGATGATGCTTACCAGCTTGTCGAAATCACCGATGAAAACTATCAATCGTTACTTTTAAAGGGGGTCTTTCATGCTATCTGACGAAATTCGCCCTGTGAAAATTGACCACTTGGCGTTTACGTTCCCGTACTCATCGTTGCGCCATTTGGACAAATCCAATGAGCAAGACTTTATCAACTTGCAGTTCCCTGAGTATCGCGAACCGTTGGCCTGTTCACCGGAAGCGATTGAAGCGGCAATGGCTCGTCATAAAGCGAAGGTGTCTAAGATCCTGTTTCATCGTTTGGAAGAGTTCTTGGAAAAAGTATTCGGTTTCATCATGTCGCCTATGCGTGGCCGTGGCTTACATGGCTATGAAGATTCCGCGCTAATCCTCGATAAAACACGCACTGTTGAGTGCGGCCTGATTGGGATTGGTGGCAATAACAATACCATTTTCATTCAGATTAACGGCACGGGTTGCACCAAGCTGTTTGACCACATCACGCACACCAAATTGCATTGGTGGTTATCAACGATTCTTGGCATTACGCGCCTAGTTCGCTTGGACTTGGCCGTGGACGATTACACCGGAATTTTCGACTGTAAGTATGCGCAAATGTGCTTTTATGAGGGGGCATTTCGCACTGCTCCAAAGGGTCGCGGTCCTTCAATGGTTCCTCATAAACGCATCACGCAAAGCGGTGAATTACTCGAAGAAGCCACCATTGTGGGCTCACGTTCTTCGCTGGTTTATTGGCGTGTCTACAACAAAAAGCTTGAGCAAAAAATCACTGATCCTGACGTGGTTTGGTATCGCAACGAAGTGGAATTGAAAAAGTGCGATATCGATATGCTCGCGGCGCCTGCTTCGGCCTTCTCTGGCCTGTGCGACTTTGCCGCCAGTATCGAACCTGCGGAGCCTGTGAAGTTTTCCAAGAATAAGAAAGCAGTCGGTCTTGAGTTCTTTGGCCGTATTGCTTGGACTCGTCGCCAATGCGGAAAGGCATTAGCGGAAATTGTCGCAATGACGGAGGGTGATTTGGGCGAGGCATTCGGCATGCTCATTCCCCCTAAATGGAGACGTACGCACTTCGACGAACTCGGAGTTCCGGACGCTTATAAATCACTGAAATATCAAACTTTGGAGTCAAGGTAACATGGCCACTATCACCGGAATCGTTATTAAAGGTTTCCCCAAGTCGGGAACTCAAATCGCTGAACTGAACGTTTTACGTCCTGTTGAAAACGTCAACGCGGAGAAGTTCAACCAACACGGCATCGGTTTTAATACCGATATCCCCTACAACAAGCAGCCGCTTAAAGTCTCTTTGGACTACGCAAAGCAACTGATTGAAACACGCGCGTTTCTTCCAAACCGTGACTATGAAATCAAGTTCGGCAGCAATCCCGATGATCCATTGGAAGTGTTGGTCACTCAAATCGTGCCGGTTGATGAGGATGTAAAGAAATACATGGCTCAGCAACTCGACAGCAAAGTGAGTAAGTAAACATGAGTGATTGTGTGATTGCTTATAACGGTTACTTGATGCTGGCGCCTCAAGGTTTTGACTGCACTTACACAATCATCACCCCTTCTGAACTTGAGACGCTACGCAATCAATCTCTCGGTTCGGTAACGATTGACCCTGAAATCTACACCACGGTAAGCGGCTATTTGTTGTTGTCGATGCTGTCGGGGCACATTCTGGGTCGCATTGTAAAAACCCTTGGGCGCGGTTAGCCCTTTATTAACTCAGTTGGAGAATATCCTATGAAAAATCTAGCAAAAAAAATCGGTATCGCAGTTGCGGCCACTCTTGCCACTTCTAGCGCATTTGCAGATACCTCTGCGATTGCAACCGCTATCAACGGTGCGGTGACGACTGGCCAATCAAACTACAGTCTTGTGGTTGTTGGCCTGATTGGTCTCGCTGCGTTGGGCTTCGGTCTGAAAATGATTGTCGGCGCGATGCGCTAATCGTATGGCTGAGCTCGTAACAAACGTCCTGTCTGTTCTCTTTGGCCTGTCCATGGCGGGATGTTTTGTTTATGGCTTCTATACAGGTATCAACGCCTCTTAACTGAGGCGTTTTTTCTTGAGGGAATAACAATGAGATTTGCGATTAACTTCTCTTGCTGCTTGCTGGCAACCCTCATTCTATTTCTCTTTTCTGCTGCTTCTTACGCTGAAAAAGTTTGCGAGGTGGGCAATTTAACGTCTACTCAAACTTGGAACGGCAATAACTATGGTGATAGCCCTAGCTTATGTTTACTGGGGTGTGAATATCGTCGCTATGGCGGCGGTGTGTCTTCTTTGTGCTTTGTCAGTAGTGGCGAATGCAGAGGCTCGTTTATTTCAACGGGGGGAACCTGCACCAAAGACGGACTTTTCTTTGGGGGCAATAAACCTAATACAATCCCGAATCCAAAGCCTGAGCCCAATCCCGACGACACGCCCAACAGCACAACGGCCAAAAAATGGGATCATCCTTCTTACTATCGCTGTTTTCCTGCGGAGAACGGCAACATCTCTTGCAGTGGCTTAGGTGGTGCTTTCGCTCAGCTCGATACTGCCTTAAATAAGAAAATTGATAATCAAACGTATGACTTAAAGAATGTATTGCTAGAAAATCGCGATAAGATTTTAGATCATATTTTCACGTCAAACATGTCTGTCACCCAAGAAGTCAAGGAAACTAAGGCGATAGCGGCTGAGACGTCTCAAGGGGTAAAAAAGCTCGATGAGGATTTAGACAGTGTGGATAAAAAGTTGGACCAACTGGCTCAAAACACCACGCCCAAAGGACTGTCTGAAGCCATCCTCAATAGTGTGCAAAGCCAAGCCTCACGATTGAATGACAATATCAATAGCTCACTCAATACCACTATGAGCTATCTTGGCTCAAAGTTTGGTGAGCAGAACCAACTCATCAACGGTAATCAGCGCGAACTGCTGTCACGCCTCGACAACATCAACCGTAACGTCAACAACAAAGCGAAGAACATCAACGGCAATATCGACGGTTTAGAAACGGCCATGAACGCCAACTTTTCTGACCTTAACGCCAAACTCGATAAACTCGGCAATGGTTCAGGTGGTGACAGCGAGGGGATTATTGGTGCGATAAACGGTGTGGGTCAAAAGGTCGATGGATTGGGAACCAGCCTTACTGATATTGGTCAATCACTCGAAGGCATTCACAACATGTTAGGCGGTGAAGCACTAACCAAAGGTGAACATAGTTCTATTATCGACTTCAACAGTCTCCCACTCTATCAGCCCTCTGAAATCGACCGAATCAATAACGAAGTCGAAGGTTTAAAAACGCAGTACAGCCAGAAAATCAATGACTTCAAAAACCTATTCTCGTTCGATTCACGCACCCTCAATAATGGTGAGTTTGTTGAGCACAAACTGAATTTCTCATTTGCCAATGGCGCAAATCTCAGTGCGTCGTCCTCGGTCTTTCCTGCGCTGGTTCGTAACTCCGGCACTATCAGCGCAGTCATTTTGTTTATTGCAGTGATAGCTGGCCTGCGCGTGGTGATGGGAGCCAAAGACTAATGCAATACATACTCGATTTCTTAGCGTGGCTGACCAGCATTGGTGATACTGTGGTGACGTTCATTACTCAAATCCCCGACTACTTCCGCCAACTGCACATCTGGCTCAATGCATGGTATGTCAAAATGAAGCTCTATTTCTTCATCATGTCATTGCAACTGGCCTATGACACCGCGGTGTATCTGCTCAATGACATTGGCTTTAATCAAATGATCTCTTCTTCGTTTAACGCCCTGCCTAGTGAGCTGCGTTACTACGCGTTTCTTTTCAAGATACCGCAAGCGATTTCGATTTACTTCAACTGTTTAGCGACGGCCTTTGTGCTGAGAATGACAAGGTTTTAATCATGGCTATCTTCATTAGAACAGGCGCGAACGGCTCTTATAAATCGGCTTATACCGCCTACTTTGTGATTTACGAAGCTCTGAAAGCGGGTCGCGTGGTCGTCACCAACATTGAAGGCATGCAGCCGCTTGAGGTGATAGAAAAGCGCTTGAACATCCAGTTCCCCTCCACTACTCGCTTGATTCGAATCTTTAGCCGTGACCAAGACGGCATCGAGCTGTGGCAACACTTCTTTTGTTGGTGTCCGCTTGGGGCGTTGATTGTGATTGATGAGTGCCAAGATATTTTCTCTAAGAACGTCGGCTTTCGTATCGATAAGGTAATGTATCGCCCTTTGTCTGAGTTCCTCGATAAGCTGCCGCCTGACTATGAGAGTTTCTTCTACTCACGCTATACCCCTGCTGATATGTCCAACCTTGATGCTGGCGAGGTCGATGATAGAGGTCGCGCTGAATATGATGATCAAGGGAGGATCATCTATCCCTTATCCTTTAACGAAGGCTTTCAACGTCACCGCAAATACAACTGGGATATTCACTTGCTCTCACCCGACTGGGGACAAATTCAAAGTGAAATTCGCGCACCTTCGGAAGAATGCTTTTTCCACAAAGGCCGTGACGCTTATTTCTGGGCGAAACGAAAGCCTTACATCTACAAACATCAAAAGAACGTCTCAACGCCGACCATCCCCAAAGGAAAAGATCCAAACCTGACCAAGCAGAAAATCCCGCTTGAGGCGTTCTTGCTCTACAAGTCTACATCAACAGGTATTGCGCGTGATTCTGGTGCAATGAACATGTTATTTCGCAATCCCAAAATCATGGGCGTTATGGTTTTAGGTTTGCTCTGTATGGGGTATTTCATCTATGCGCTATCCAATTTGGTTTTTGGTACTTCTAAGACGGTGGCGAACGCGGCCACGCAAAGCACTGAGATTGCCGTTTCTGGCTCGGCCTCTGGGGTATCTGCGCAAGGGGCTCAAGTTAATCCTACTTTACATCCTAGTGGGAACGGGAATACGGCTACTTCTGTTTCCAATCGTCCATCTACTCGGATAGACGACATCAAGCAGATGCTTGGCCTTTACGATATTCAAACGCTCTACTACACGGGACACACCACCAAACAAAACAAGGACGGCTTTTACTTCTATGTCACGCTTGAAGCGAAAACACCGGAAGGCACCTATTACTTGAATGACCGATTCTTAAAGGCCAATCAAATTGCTTACGTGCATTACGATGATTGCTTGCTCAAGCTGACGAAGGAAGCGGTAAGCCTGAACGTGTACTGCAAACCGATGGCGCGTGATGTTGTCCAGGAGAGAAAACCCGAAACGGCCAATGTACAACTTGGCCCACTATTTTGAGGAAACACTATGGAACTGGAACCCCTCGTCATCAGCGCTGACGACTTGGCCACGCTGTTAGAAGCGGCCTACTTTTACAACCTGCTGGCCGTCTTGGGCGGTCTGTTCGTCTACGATACGCTAAGAAGCTGCGTTGGTTACGCGGTCACTGAATACAAGAAAAGACGATCATTGCCAACCGACTAGGGCTTGGCAAGCCACGAACAAGGACGGACTAGGACGCGGAGAGGCGCGGCCTAGCCCGTCGCCCGTCGATGAAAACCACCTAATCTTCCCCCTTCATCCCGACAGGGAAAAGCGATGCACGCAGTGCAAGCGAAGCACCAAGCCACTCTCCAAACTCAAGTAAGCGAACATAGCCAAATGGCGCGGTTAGTATTCCACATCGTTCCTTTGACATGCTGCCACCCCTCGCCCTGCTAAGCCTAGAAAGAAGCCGCCACATCAGCATAACGCTCAGCGTTTTCCAGTGTCTCTATCCACATTGGGGTTAAGCGAACGCGCACAAGGACGAAGACTGAGGACGCGGAGCGTGAGCAAACCCCCGTCCTGTATCACGGGGGTAAATTCCCCCGTACTATCCACTCTCACCGAACCAGTCGAACCGCAAACGAAGTGCGCCAGTGTTTGAGCGAAGCGAGTTCTTCCACTGTGCTGACTGATTGCTAGGGGCAAAACTTTATACTATGCATTGTGTTTGCTTTTTGAATCAGAACACTTGATCTGCTCGAATATTGGTCGTAGCGTGTATGTGCTAGGTTTTATATGTCAAGGATATGAAATGGCTAAGTTTTTAAATACAAGTGCGACAAACTACTATCTTGAAGAACTGATTAAGAACGCATCAGAACGATTGATTCTTATCAGTCCCTTTCTCAAACTTAACGACCGAATTAGAGAGCTCCTAGAAGACAAAGACCGCCTCAAAATCGACATTAGGATTGTCTACGGCAAGAGTGAGCTTCAACCCGATGAGATCAATTGGCTTAAGGGACTGTCTTTCGTGCGTACTAGCTTCTGCAAGAATCTACACGCCAAATGCTACATAAACGAAAGTTCATGCATCATAACAAGCCTTAATCTCTATGAATTCAGTCAAGTGAACAACAATGAAATGGGAATTTTCATTGACCGTGATTCGGACAGTGAGCTTTACAAAGATTCCTATGAAGAAGCGCAACGCATCATTCGTATAAGCGATGAAGTCAGAATTTCTTTAGAAAAGGTTTCGGCTGAAGCAGAAGATACTGGGCATGATGAGGAGTCAAACTCTACGGACGATCAATCTAAGGTCACTTCATCCAAACTTGCAAAAAAACACAAACTAAAAACTGATGACTTCCTTCAGTTGTGTGTTGTTAAGGGCTATCTCACCGTAGATAACGGAAAGCATATTCTAACGGAATCAGGTAAAGCACAAGGTGGTGTGTTCAAATACAGTAAGCGCTTTGGCCCCTACTTCATTTGGCCGGAAATACTTGATATTAGCTGATATTGCCACAATTTGTATTAGAAGACAGAGTAATAGAATATGAGTCTTGCTATCAGATTTGAGCTTCATAGCAAAATCAATATGAAATTGGTTTACTTTTTTAACCGTTGTGACAGAATCTCCTAGCAATCCTATCTACATCAGCTAATACTAAACAAAAGATCTATTGGAATATATAAGTGGCTACGGAATATATCGGTTTTCATGGTACAGATAAAAAGAACATTGGTAGTATCAAACAAGCTAACTTTATAGAGAGTACCAATGATGATGAATGGTTGGGGTATGGCGTATATTTTTTTGTTGAAGGGATCAGTGACCCTTTGCATAACGCCTGCGAATGGGCGAAAAATCAAGCCCACTCCAAAGAAGGATTGCAATACAAAGAGTATGCTGTCTTAAAAGTTAAATCTGTTTGCTCTAAAGTGCTAGACACTACAACGATTGAAGGATTGAAGGCATTTAATACACTAAGAGAAGCTCTCATTGAAAAGCATGACCAGCATTTTACACCGAATAGAGAGCAACTTTGTGATAACAGGGTAATGTGGAATCTAGTTTCTAGTCAAATGAACCTAGATGCTGTAATACACAATCTCTACATTAAGAATAAAACGCAACGAATAAAAAAAATACAATCAAATGTTCCAAATACGACTGTAATGTGTGTTAAAGTTCCACATTCAATAGAGCTAGGCTCTATTGAAGTCGTACGTCGAGGGAGAGTAAGGTAATGAACTTACAACAAATGCTTGAAGAAGCTCTTGCTAACGTAGCAGCTATGACTATTGATGATTTTGAAGCTGAATGTGTCAAGGCAGGTTATACGCCAGAACGCAAAATCGGTTTTAAAATGTCGTCAAGCAAATTTGTCGATTGCATTGATTCAGATGATATCTGGTATGGACATAGTGTCTTCTTATCATCTTTTGATAAAGACGAAGTTGATTTTTTGCTTGAACCAGCAAATGATTCTTCTTTCCAATTAGCAGCATAA